GCTGGCGAGAATGCCGAATACACCGGCGATCCGGTCCGAGTCAGCGTCACCGTCCCCAGAGCAGATAGCCCCCCCGTGAACGTAGCTGTCAGCGTCGGGAGGCCTGGATCGCAGCATCCGCCAGAGCCTGAGCCCGAGCCTGAGCCCGAGCCTGAGCCCGAGCCTGAGCCCGAGCCACTGCCCGAGCCAGAGGTAGGCGGGCAACAATTGACGGGGTTCGTCACGCAGGTCACTATTCCCCCGCCCCCAGAACCAGCAGGGACCAGAACCGTCATGGTGCGACGTCGGACTGTGATGCCCGTCATCACGTTCCCCACGCCCGAGCCTGAGCCAGACCCTGAGCCACTGCCCGAGCCAGACCAGATCGGGCATACGTCCTCCACGAAGGTGATGGTCTGCATTGAGTACCCGAGGCCCGAGCCTGAGCCACTGCCAGACCCCGAGCCTGAGCCACTTCCGCCAGAGCCTGAGCCACTGCCAGACCCCGAGCCTGAGCCACTGCCAGACCCCGAGCCTAAGCCGGAGCCAAGACCCGAACCTGAGCCAGAACACACGGCATATACTGGATCTCCGTTATGATAGCCGATGAGCGTGCCAATATTTTGAGTGATCATTCACGCACTTCCCCCAATATCTCAGAGCGTGATATTTTGCCGGTTTCGCCGGACAGATCACCATACAACAAAATGTTGACCAGCGGGGCTGGTATTGATGCGACATCCAACAGGTAACAATCTCGCCCCTGCACAAAGGTTTTAGTTGTTGTGTTGAAGTGAATCTCGCAGCCCTGTTCTAATGACAGACCATTCACAATTACTGGAGGGCCGGCTTTTTTTTGTACTATCGCCGATCGTGCTGGCTCAGTTGTTGATGCGAGTGGCATTTGTGATTCTAAGGGCCTGTGCATCATTTCACTGAAAATGGCGCGAGCATTGGATGCTCGCCATGTTGACGGTAGATTTGTCTTGCCGCGTACCATATTGACATCAGGCCACACCCCATTGACGAGCGTCCCTGATGTATAAGCGACATCGACCGAGTACACTGGATATTGATTGAGATAGGGCTTGCGAAAAAACAGAGTCCGAATGCCGTCAGTCGCACATTCATAGGAAGTCGCATCGAGAACCCCCCTATCAGATACTTGGCAGATTCCGGAATAAATCAAATTGCATACAAATGGGTTGGCGACGGCATCCGCATACATGGCCGCTACCTTTTGCGCCCGAGCCAACAGCTCTACTTGTGCTATGTGGGACACATTGCCTGACTGGTCTACGGGGCATGGCAGATTGTCGACTATTATTGCACTTGCATCATTACCATTCGGCACTTGGTCCAATACGTCAACGCAATACAAAGCGTTATCACTTAATCGCCCGACTGCTTGGATTGGCTTCCAGATAGGGAACAAAACTCTGACATGTTTTGCTTCTTTAATTTCGGCTTGTGAGTATTTGGTGCCGTCAAATAATAATCGATGTCTATATAGAGACGCTTCGCGGTTAAAATCCGTTGGTGAGATGAATGTGTCAATGATTTGAATGCGATTTTCCCAGACATTGTAATAAATGGCTCTTCCCACCGAGGCGAGGAGATAATCGATTGCATCTGCACATGACCAGCCGCTCTGGATTGGCATTGCTGCCAGATTAGCAACAGCGTTATCCAGCACCGGACAATCAAACGCCGCTCCGGATTGGTTCCATAGTATTGCCAAGGCTTCCTTTACGGTAAATATTTGGTCTAGTTCAAAAAACGGCTGTTCACGCTGGTTGATGTTCTGTGTGTTCTGACCGATTGCGACCCCCCGCAGGTCGCAGAATGACACTAGGTACGGTGATACGCCTTGTCCTGGTATTAATCGTTTCGGGAAGCCTGTCAATCGAATATCGATTTCAAAGCCTTCCCCATCCCATTCTATTTTGAGTTTATGACGCGCCGCCCAGTTCAGTTCTGCCAGCTGCGTTTCGGTCAACAGGAGATGCCCCCCACCTCCTTTGCATCCCAGCACATTGGTATATCTGTTTGCGAGTCCCCACCATTCCGCCACTGGCAGGCCCGCTGCCAGTTGCTGGTCGCGTAAGAATTTTGGATCGATACACGAGATGTTATTGAGATAAAACGCCATGCTACAAACTTAACTGATGCATCAGGTCAGACATTTATCTAGTCTGCGTGAACATAAGCCATGAGCTTGCTGCTATGGGGTATGACGAGGTCTGGGTCTGGGATATCGTCCGGCATCCCCGACCATTGTGACAAGCGTAATGATCCTTGTTGTTTCAGTTTCCATAATGCACGCATGAAATCGTGTTTGCTCAACCCCAGCGGCTGACCGAACTGCTCGTACAGTTGGGTCGTTGGGGTACCGAAAGAAGAGGAAGCGATTTTATCCTTGATCCGCTGCCCCAAATCCGATAATTCGCCCTCCGAAATGGGCAGCGGGATATCAGGTCTGGTGAACGATTCTTGTGTGAGGGTTCGCGGGCCGCTCGTTATTCCTTCTTCTTGGGCGATGTAATCTCTCAATACCTTGAGTTTTTCTTCTCGCGAATGTGCATTTGATAGCGGTGAGGCATACCGCTCTGGTTCGGGGGTCGTCTTTGGTTTTGTCGTCTTTGGTTTTGCTGCCTTCGGTTTTGAACTATCTGCGGTGGATGCGTTGGGGGTTGCTGGGGGTGACGGTGACGCTTGAGGTGTCTGCGCCTCAGGTGCCGAGGGGAATACCGGTGAGGCCGCGGTCTCAGAGGTCGAAGAGACCTCGTTAAACATGGATGGGGTATAAGGCCTGCCAAAATTAAATAATTTGCCATCGTTAATTTCTGGAGCTTCGAGCTTACCCCGAGCGTGCATCTCTCGAATTTTGTCATTTACCTGATCTCTCACTACTTCGATCAATCCGGTATCAGCCCCACGAATGCCAAATTGATTTGCAAATTGTCGCTGTTGATCTTCGCTCAATGAGTTGAAGGTATCCTCGAGTTGTTTTCTTTCTGCATCGTTCAGAGTGCCACCAAACTGATATTGCCGCGGCAATTCTTCATCGAACGCTACTTTTCTTTCTGATTCTGTGCCGGTTTCCGATCTGAGTTCTGATCTGACGTCAGATCGATTGGGTCCACTTCCGGCAGCCGCATCATCTCCCGATGTTGCTGCTCCACTCGCCGCAGTTGTTCCGGTGTCAATGGCTTGGTTTTGGTCTGAGTTGTGAAGTGCGTCGATTGCGGCGAGGTATCTTTGTTTGACATTCTCTTTCTCCTTCTTTGTTTTAGCCGCAGCCAGTTCGGCGGCAAACTGTTTTGTGATCCGACTATGTTCGCCAACCAAGTGGATCTCCCGATGGAAGTTTTCGGCATCTTGCTGGGCTTTCTGTAGTCGGCGTTTATTTTCTTCTACAGCAATCTGATTCCCCGCATCTGCCACACGTTCCGCACGGCTCTGATTACTGATAGCTTGATAGTCATTGGCTCGTTTGGCCAATTCCCTTGCGACATGGGCCTCGAGTTCTACTTCTTGGTCGAAGGTGGATTTTTCGTCTTCGATGTCGCCCCAGAGAGTATTTTCTGTTGTGGTGACCTTGCCAGCATTCGCCATTTTTTTGGCGGCCATCTCAATTTGTTGACGCGACCAGTCTTTACCTTCTTCTGCTCGTTTTTCGAGATGGCTAAACAATTTGTCCTGCAGGCCGTGATCTTTTAAATGCCGAGCGACGGCCACGGCTGTTTCCTCAGGGATTGCCCCTTGGACCATGCGATTAAAGGCCTGATCCGAGAGGTCGCGTAACTGCATTGCATCGGCAGCGACACGCCCCGACAGGGACACACCTGCCCTTTGCAGGTGTTCGATGTCTGCCCCCGTATCCCGTAAGTATTTTGCGGCGTCCGTTGCAGTTCCGCGTCCTTCTGCGATATTGGCCAGTGCCCCTCGGGCACGGGCTTCTTCAGCAGTAGCGGCATCGATGTATCGCACATTGATCTGCCCCGCCCCCAACCGACTGGCGAGTTCGTGCCTATGGTGACCATTGATGACATAATCCTTCCCGTCCGCTGGGTCTCGCCACACTAACAGCACACCACCTAGCTCGGGGTTCCACGTCTTGACCCCTTTCAGCTCATCAGTCACCCCATCCTTGCCAATACCTGATACCTTGTACTGGAAGCGTTTCGGATCGACGTGCAGAGAAGATGGGCTTACGGTGTAGACGTCTTCTTTTTTCGGTTCTTTTGGCGTGCCGTCTGCACGCACTGGCGTCTTTACGGCTCGTTTTTTTGCACGACTTCTATAAGCTTCTGATCTGTTTTGTATCTCTTCCCACTCCGCAGCATGTTGAGCTGCACGTTCTTGAATTTTGGCATTGTGAGCAGCGACGTGATTCCTCAATCGTGCAACAATTTCGGCGTGTTTTTTAGCTCCCCCCAGTTTAGCAGTCATATGTGCTCGAGCACGTTTTAGCTCAGCAAGGGTCAGAGCATGTGCGTTGTCTTGGAAGTCCGCAATATCCTGATCAGTAATTTCTTCCAGATTAAAAATTTTATCGACCACTGCCAAAGCCTTGGCAGCTGCGTCTTGGCGTGCTTTTTTTCGATCGCGATGAGATTCGTACTCTCCGTTAGTTTCTTTACCACGTAATGCAGCCTCGGCCTGTTTTCCATACAGGACGCGGCCTGAGTCCTCCCCCGTTCCAATTGCTTTTATACCGCCACGCTTCGACTTTGAGGAAGTCCAGCCGAGCACCAGTGAGTAGTTTACCCCCTTGAGTTTTGATAGGGCTTCGATCTCGTTGCGTGCCGATTCCGGGCTCCCGCGTTCTGTGGCTTCGTGCTGGGCTTCGAGCATCGCAGCAAGAATTGCATCGTTCTGGTTCGGTTTGCCCGTTGGTGTGCCCGTAATGCCCTGCATATCGGCTTCGGGTTGCATTCCCTCTTCGTCACCCTCGCCCTCTGGCATCTGCATCGGGTCAGGTTGTCCGGTTTGTGCCGGTTGAGGTTGCCCCTGTTGCTGTCCACTATTCGCCCCCATTGGGTCTTTGCGGAAAATCTCGCGGAATGTGTCTTGCAGATCTTTTGCCACCAATGTGTATACCGTCTCTGGACCGAAATTTACTCGGATGAGTGGCCGGAGAACAAATCGATCAAACGAGTCTACGAGGTCATTGAGTGCGGTTTGTTGTGACATGAGAAAGGCCATCATTGGTATAAGACGGCCACTGAACCCACTACCGGTTTCGGCAGCTTCCATCAATTCAGGCGGTACGCCCAACCCCATGCTGATCTGTTTGCGGAGATCTGCTTCACGTGCTAATAGATCGGAGATGGATAAACTCGGAGTCTGGAATTTAATTGCCCACTTTTCTTTTCCTGATTCATCCGTGGTGGACGGGAGTTGGATGTTTGCACCACTTTTCAAGAGTTCGCCCATTTCCCGTGCTAGGTCGCGGGCTTCGACCTGCACAGTTTCCCCATTTCGTCGGACTTTAATTTTTTCTTCCGGGAATCTTATTTCCGTAAACCCTACGGCGTATTTATATGCCCCTAAATCCGTTGTTTCTTCAGCCCCGTCTACCCCAGCTAGACGTTTCCAATATTTGTGAGCCGACAAGAGTTGGCTGCGTCCAAAGTGACGCCCAGCGGCACGATTGTGGGCGTACCAAAACCCCTTATTAGGGATATTCTCATTCATCGAATAGAGTTTGGCTCCGCCACCTTCGGCATTCATCACAGCGACACCGACTATTTGATCATTCAGTGTGAGGGGTCGCACATCACGAGCATGAAAAAAGTTCATGTGGTCATAGTGCAGAATCCCGTCGATTACATCATACACCACTTCCGTTCCGGCCCATCCGTATGCGTAGCCGCTATCTAACACTCGCACGATTGCATTATTCTTGAATCTGTCCCATTGTCGGTGCGCGAATTGGACGACGGCAGAGTTTTTCGATGCGACCGAGATTTCACCAACAGTCACTGGTGATTTCACGAAGGCCAGCGGTAGGAATATCGCTGGGTGGACGAGCATGGCGTCGATATCCAGATAAAACCGCCATAGGTGTTGTCCGTCATAAGATGATGCACCCAGCAGACTACCCGCACCAATCCCTATAGACGATCGATATCCAGAGACTATGTTCTCAGTCAGGTTTTTAGGGAGATTTTTTGGCCGGAATTTTTGCAACGCATTCATGTGCGACATTTTCGCCTTAGGCATTGTTCAGCATTTGTTTTTGAAGTGCGTCAGCCCTGGCTTTTTCCGCCGCCACTTTTGAGCCAGTGGCTAGGAACGTAGCTGTATAGATCGCCTCTGGATTTGATAACCCCTCCTGCAGGAGTTGACGGGCACGCACAACCGGTAGAACGGCATCGAGTTCAAAGACCTGTTCCGCAGTAAGATCGTATGGATTGATCCCGTACGATAGTGCTACCCATGCTCGACGGACGGCGTTGGGGTCACTTCGGACTTTTTTGTTTCGTTACCCTCCCACTCCATCACGTGCTTACCGAATTCTAGGACCGTGTACGCAGACATTTCAGGCAAACCATAGCGTTTCACGATTTCGTTAAGCTCCTTGACTAACGCTATTGTTTTTTCGTTGACGGTTGTATCACTGGTACCAAACTCCTCATCGGCTCTGATCCATGCAGAGCGGAATTCACATGCGAGTAACAGGATATCAAATTTGTAAGTGGTCACGCCACCTTCGGTTTCGATTTCGAGAAAGTCAAAGCCTCGTTCTGTGATTCGCATCAGGTCGGCATCCTTACTTTAGTACCTTGGTCCACCACCTCATTGGCGATCAAGTATTTCACACGCCATTGGGCAGCGTATAATTCTGTCCCGCCACCGTCCGTTTGCTCCTCTTGCTGTACAAAGTACTCATCAGACCCATTTGCACGTATTAGTCGTCGCCCCGCTACCGACACCAGTTCTGGCATGTTGACCGGGTATCCTGCCCGTAACGCTTCCCCTTCGAATATCACATACGGCATACCAGATGATGGCTGCTGGATAATTGGAGCTAGTCTGGCAGGTGGATCAACAGCTTTGTCTGTAGCGTCAGATAATTGTTGGGTGATTTTTTCAGAATTTAGTTTTCCTGCTTCGACACGGGCATTTTGAAGAGCGATACGGGCATTTCGTATCACGGCATTTCCTGCTTGTTCTGGCAACGATAGTGGGATATGTACTATTGTCGCATCATGCGATTTTAGCGATACCCGAGTACTAAAATGGAGCCAGGAACCCATTTTAGTGGGTTTCGACAGGCCCAACGCAGAGCGTAATACGTTCTCTTGCTGTTGTCTATTTCGCAATCCCACTTCGCGGAGGTTTACTTGTCGCACGGGTTGTTCGCACAGATTCATTATCACATCATCTTGAGGGTTGAATCCTAATTCTGCCAAGCCTCTGGCACCCGCAATTTTGCCGAGTGATGCTTTCCAGGCCAACCAATTCCCATCAGGCACTGGTTCCCATAGCCCATATTTAAAAAAAATGCCCCCAATTTGAGACAGCACCAGATAGGAAATATCCATCGAGAGTTTGGTTGCCCCCATCACGTCATCTTCGGATATGTTATAGCCCAAAATCAGCACGCTCGTTGGCTGGGGTTCGCCAAATAGCTTTGCTTTATCTTTGGCATCGACGCCCGGCACCGCTACACCCAGAGCGGCTTTGGGGTTATTACCCTTCGCAGCTGGTGGGATCGCATTGAAAACTGCATTAAGTCTTTGTCGAACCACTTTTAAAAAGTGTTCGTACCCCATTGCTGCGGGGAAACCTTTTACTATCTGATATTCACCTGATATTTTACCGATATGTTGGTGAAATTTTCGTGGCTCCGCGTTACTATAACTATGCTTAATGCGTGGAATATCTACGCATCCAGGTGGAGGAGCGTAAACCCCCGGTGTTTCACGGTCAACGATAGTTACATCCAACCGTGTGCGAGATTCATCAATTGAAAAATCTCTGGTCTCTCTGATAAAACCAACTGGTACATTCGGATAGATCAAATCTCGATAACGGTCTGCAGAATCGAGCACCTGCAACCCATTACGATTGTTGGCGATTATTAAATGCCCCACAAACGATCGTGTAGTAAGATGATCTTTTCCTATTCTGTAGTCAATTTTAAAATTAAGTTCGGAGATCGGCCGACCTGCAAAAACCACTGCGCATTCCGGAGTTTCCACCTCGATTGTAAATTCTAACTCCGTGGCTGCAATCCCAGCCAATGGCTTCCACACAAATCCCCTAGGATGTGGGCCAAAATTGCAGTCAGCACGGCCACCGGGCACGTTCAGCACCAAATCACCAAATCCCTTATCTGCGTAAACGAAAGGTTTTCCGGACTGGTAGAGAATTTTCCGTAGGGCTTCCATTGTTGCATCAGTTGAGGCACCTGCCGTAACTGCAATGATCGTCCGGAGACTGATAGTGTACTTGTTGCGCACCACTACCCGACCCGAGGAATCATAGATCGATTCAGCTCGGATGCTCACAGTCTCCGTGGCAGGCCCAAACGTGTAACCGTTATAGGACACAGTACCGACGATAGGTAGACCGATTGGCATTATTCCACCTTAATTAAAGCAACTACTATCTCGGATTTTGGTTTTTGGGCTTGTTCAAACTGAATTGAAATTGACGTGATTTTTTTCGTGTCATCCCCTTCGAGACACCCGAATTTGACTAAGGCGTCAAGCGTTGGCTTAATGAGGTTGTCGATATCTCTTTTTCGCCAGTCATTCCCAGCCTGCACTTTGATTTCGACCCGCACCGGATAATCTGTAATTTTGGGCAGCCGTCGCACGTCCAAGGCAATAGTTTCGAGCCAGTTTTTATAAGCCCCAGAGAGATACATCACCGACTTTTTGGAGCCGACACGACGGCCTACCCGCCAAATCGAGTTTATCGAAGGTGGACACGGCAAAGTTATTTGAGCCAGCATTTCTTTAACCTTTTTACGAAAAATCGCCAAATCGTATATTCTAATGTTTGCTAATATGTTGCCGGCAAAATCGCTTTTTCCGTTTTTCCGTTTTTCCGAGTTCCTTAGGGATAACGATTAGAATCCAAATACCGGTAGACCCAGCCGCCCGCCATCGTTTGGGGGCAACGGCGGGGCATTTCGGTTGAGATTTTGCAAAGCCCCGTCGATCATCTGATGGAACATTTCCATAGACAGGTCTTTCAGGTTGTCCTCTCGTTTCATGGCTTCAGCAATCTGTTCAGGCATTGTGTCGAGTTTTTTCAGAAAGTCTTGCCAACCTGTTCCCGAGCCAGGAGTCATGGCAGCAAAAAAGGTCATTGCGACGCTGATGGCTACCGACACCCTTGCCGTAAATTCACGATTCGCTTCTAAGCGTTCTTCAATGTTGCCCAAAAACCTGCCAAAGTGATCAACTAAAACCTTTTTGATAGGCAACATAATCTCACGCACTTCGAGCCAGATATTATTGGCTGCACCTGACACTTTGGCCATGGAATCTTCCATCAATCGGGCTTCTTTGATGTCCGCTAAAGTCGCTTTCAAATCATTCAACGCGTTCGTCTGAGTTAATACCCCTGAATATCGTTCAAGCTCCTTCCCGCGTGCAATAAACGTGTTGGTTAGGGCCACCGTGCTTTCTGCGAGTTTGCTGAGACCTGCCGGTAACACGTCCTTGAGCATTGGCACGAATGAGTTATTTGCAACTTCGGCCGCACGCCGTAAAGCACCATCGAGCAGGTTAGCCCCTTGATGCCCGCCACGTTGGAAAGAGTCACCAAACCCAGACAACAGTTGACTTACAGACGCGGCACGAGATCCGGTCAAGCCACCGAGGATACCACGACTGGCACCACTCATAGCGGCACGTGCAAACCCGGCCAGAATCGGAATTGGCATCAATCGACCTATTATTTATGTGTTATTTATGTGGTTGTGAAAAACTTAATACCTGCTGACCAGTATGGCCATATGCGTAACCGCCACGGCATTAACCTTTCAGCGGGACCAAACAACATGGATACATCAAAGTTTTCGGCCAAGGATGCATAGGCAGCTGTCAGAGTTGAAGGTGACGACGCTGCTGGTGTACCAGCAGTTGCGGTCAGCACTAACGTACCAGCACGATCGGTATAAGCGGTACCGATCGTACCCAAACTAAATACGCCGCCTGAGCCACCATTCCATCCATTCATCGGATTTAGCATGCGATGTACACCAGTGATCCATTCGCGTGCTGTACCGGCAATGTAGAGTTCAAACCCTTGATGGAATGATTCAATAGGGGTGAGACCGTAGGCATCAGTTTTATTCACTAGGGATGCTAGTGCACGATACTGGATCTGATAGCCCTCTTCCATGATACCTATGGAATACGCTGGCTCGCCAGGAGGCTGATAAGTCGCCGAATAGCGACCTGCCACAAAAGTGCCCAACATATTTATCCTCGACGACGGAGTTCGTTTTGCAATTCGATGCCGATCGAGTTTAGGCTCAAATTGTGTTCAAACACCAATAACATGAGATCGGCCCACACCTCACCTAACGAACCCGAAGAAGACAGTACCTTTACCTGTTTGAGTCCTGATCCTGCTGTATGCTGACAACACCGATGCAGCACTAAGATCCTCTGAGACTCTGACAGACGGGCAAGCATCTGATACAACTCTTTACGTTCGTTCATCCGCAACACCCAATATCCTCAGCGTCTAATGCTCGTGCCGTCAGTCTGGGATGAGGATGAGCTGCCAAATCTCGCTGGAAACGTTCAGTGCGTGCACAGGCCATGCACCCCACCGCCCAAGGTTCCCCTGTGGCCCTCTCAGTATCAGACAACACGATCGATGGATCACAACAGCACACAAACTTTCTACCTGTACCTATTGGGCCCAAAGGGCTTGGGATCGACCCTGATTCGTGGTGAAAAGCAGGAGCGGTTTCCGCTTCAATGAGGTAATGGATGCGTAACTTAGCCATGAGAAGTTTCCAGATATTGACGGCGGTACATTCCGCTTATTGTTAGATTGATTTTGACCCCATAAATAGCCGTTCTAACCTGTGTAGGAAGGTCACGCTTTTGTTCCACGTCCCCAAACCAATCGGCTTTAACTTCTTCAGGGTCGCTTATTCTGATACTTGTTGCAGGAAGCAAATACCCGTTAGTTGTGTTTGGCAAGAGTGCATTAGCAGCGTTCATCCAAACGTGTTGAATAGCGCCTATCCACGCCGCGAGATCGTTGGCTTTCTCAATTAGGCCCGTAGTAGCCTTGTACAGCAATTCCGGCCCAATCGTATCCGGTGGCACAATACAACGGGCAGAGATGACCACACCGAGCGTAGGAGCGTCAACCGAATCACTAGCGAATTGCCATTCACTCGAAGCACCGTGTAACCCGTAGAAGAACGGTGAGCCGTTGGGCTTGGGCATCCCTTTGAACGTCAACCCCGACCAGTCCGAGGAGATACCTAGCCCACCCGAACCCGTAGAGGTTCGCATGAGGGTTAGCAACGAGGTCAATAAAGCATCTGGCCCACTCATTCAATTTCCGGATAGTAATCGTTGTTATCGCGTTTGACAGGATGATTGACCGGCGATCGTTCAGAAGTCGCCTTTTGTTTGCGTTGTTGAGCCACTTTCTTCGAGTGATCCAGACGGGTATTTGTCCAGCTTGGCGAACCATCGGATACCGTGCCGATGTCGAGAATCGCTTGACCGAGTGACAGGGCTTCAAGCCGTTTCATTACCCAATTCTCTTGCTCTGCCAGGCCCAACGGCAGGCCATTACCCCGCCGGCGACAGAGCCAACAGGCGGCGAGTACGGCAGCGTAGTTACGCACCGAGTAGGACAGAGCAAGGTCTTCGACGGCGTACCGTTTCAAAAGGTATTCGTTGACTACCGTGGTTCCAAGCGCAAGGGCTTTATCGATTCGGAGTTGTTCAGCAGCCGACACCGACCCGTCAGAAGAGTCATCGAGACGCAACGACACTCCGGCATCTGAGAGGATGTCCATGAGGTCGTCGTATGCGGTGTAGATAGTCGTTGGAGCTGATGCAGGCATGTTTTACTCTTGCACATCTTTTGGGAAAAGCCAAGAACCAGGACACAAGTTAGCCCCACAGTAGTTGGCTGTCGTTACCCAATCATGTCCATGATCGGGCATCACTTTCACCCGCCAAGTATGATCGTACAGATGTTTTAATAAAATCGCCGCCACAAACTCGAGTTTGTGGGGTTGCCCCCACACAAACCAGACCGATTGGCCGATGTACGCTTGAACGGCTTCGTCTTTACGAGGCCGTCCACGTCCACGTTTCTTTGGTTGTTCATCAACTTCTGTTTCTAGTTCCGTAATTTCGTCTGTCATGTCATAGACTCAATGATATCTGTGTGCGATAAATTTGAGATTATCACAACCCGATAGGTCAAGGAGTGACATCGGCTTGAAACAGCACCTTACCATTTTTGATTGCATACAGGAAAGTGTCACCTGTGTAGCATTCTAAACCGAGAGGTTCATGGCTGAATCGACTGTACGCAAAGAGGCCATAGAGCAGATCGCTATTACGAATTGCGTCTTCTGCGTTTACCATTAAATCAATGGTTTTTGGCACACGATAGCTGCCCTCAAATAATTCCCACCAGCCATCATCTGGTTCCGGTGTAAAAATGACGGTATCATCATTTGCAACATAATGGATGGAGTTACTCGCATCTTCGTAAAACTGTTCTCCAATTGGAGTCCATTGCAACCCGAACAATTGACCGATCTCATTATCGCTCAGGTACTCGCCTCGGCGGTTCCCTTCTCTGGCGAGGTAATCCTTCACATAGTTATTATTCGTGAGATACGACAGTACATTATTGCCATAAAGAGCATGTTTTAACGGGTAACCTGACTTGGCTACGGCTGCCTTTTTTAAATTTCGGATTTGGAGCGGTATGTCAGTTGATGGGTTGGCCCATGACGCAGAGATAATTGGTCCTGTACCGAACACATCCAATTGATTCTTATTACCTGGCGGCACTTGGAAATCAGTTGTATAACTGTTGTTTGCACCAGATGAGTTAGGCAGCAGATTGCCCTCATCGTCGAAATAGTTTGCCCCATTTACCAAGGCTTGCATTTTCTGCGTTTTTCTCAGGTTATCGAAATAGTCCCGAAAGTATTTGAGCTGTTCGAGAATCACTTCAAAGCTCTTGTCCTGTTCATACGACTGGAGCGAGAAGAGCCCATCCATTACATCGGCCGGAATCTCTAGTTTCTCTTTAGTATGCACGAGTTTTACATCCCGTTCACCAACGTCGGCAAGGGCGCGAATCCGCGCCAAACCGCCATAGGCCTGTCGGCGTGCCAGTTTCCGGTTGCCGGGGATTTCTCTAAATCTCGCACGATCGACCGCTACCTCTTTCTTGAATGCATCAAAGGCAGGGGGCAGGATATCCGGCACCCCCGGTCTCTCAGTTCGCACTAATTTTGTGAGTGTAGTGTATCCTAACATTTGTTGAAGCGTTTGAGCCACAGTCATACCCTCTGTATGTCTATTCTGATTTAGTAGTTATACTCTTACGTTACGTGTTATAGCTATCGTCCCACACGAACTGACCAACGTTGTTTAATTGAGTTTTTAGCCAATTACGAAGACTGGTATCCGATGGCCAGACTGGCAAAAATTGGCTGACGTCGATAATGCCAGCTACGGGTACTTTCGGGAACTCTACATCATATCCTACACCCGTTTCGTCCACAACCCGTACAGGATAACCATCGGGGATAAACGTGACAGGTTGATGACTACCATCATTTAGGCAAACGAATGACCCTGCCACCAACGCTGCGTCCAAACCCGATACAGTTAAGTCGCCGGTGGTAGTATTAATTGCCGATATGGTTTCTGTGAAGCTGGCAACCGTGCCGTGAGCTGTTGGGGGGCCCACGAATCGGATCGTGCCAGAACTACCTCCTAGGCGAGTTTGTAGTGCGGCAGCCTGAGCAGGGGATACATTCACCGTTGTTGCTCCTGCGGTTGCAGCCGCTGTCAGTACCCCAACGATAGCCGGGGCGTACTCTTTGGTAGCCGTGATGATCCCCATCAATAATCCAGGCCGCAAATTACCGACATCGTCGGCATTACCCGGATCACGGGACGTTGAAGAGATGATTTTCCCATCGGCCAAATAAGATAGTTGTCCTTGTCTCCCGATGAGACGATGCGATGCAGTTCGTGACGAACTGACGCCAGAGTTCAGCAGTGGAATTGCCATATGAACATTCTCTCAAAATAATAGAGCCTTAAAAATTTACAATGTACCGGGCTTAGCTCCGGTACCGTACAATCGTCGAGCCTGTTTTTCCAACCAATCCTGACTGGGTTGTTCTTGTGCCGCTGTTTTTGCAGGTGATTCTTGCACGCTGGCACGATCTAAGGTAGTTTTGATGTTGGCGTACTCCCCAACCGACTTGGCAAGGGCTTTCAACCAATTCAATTTTTCTTGCACTTCGGGCAACCCAAGCTCCTGAGTGACAGGATGAATAGACAGGTGCACCCGTGTCGCTTGGGCTTTAATCTGGTTAACTATATGTGGGGGCATCCCCTGAGCAATTAACGCATCACAGTCTGCCCGGATTTGGTCACGGATGCGTTTACCTTCTCGTGCAGCCCATGCTTTTTCACGGGGCGTGAGTGATTGAATAGACAAAAACATCATGCCACTCGGTGACTCAGTCTTAATAGCCGATTCGTCGTCTAATTGAGATTTGTCAAAATGAATTTTGGCACCAGCAGCGGTGAGGCCTGCCAAAATACCGATCAATTGAGACACGAAATTCTCGGAGGTTGTCCCACCGGGCAATTGAATACCCAGTTGAGCCAGCATTTCTACAGCCTGACTGGTTTCGTCATTGAGTGTTGGGTTTGCCATCTGTTGCTGATCCAATGGCGGATCATCCAGTGCGTTCGGGTCGCCCGTAATAGCGGTGTCGTCGAGTTGGTCCATCATGTTTTGTTTGTCATCCATTTGCATTCTCCAGGTACGGAATCCATAGAGTGTAGCCCATCGTACTTTCCCACGAGAAAGCGTGATGAGCGATTGTGGCGTTAATTTTGGCGGTAGAATTTTGGCGTGCTTTTGTAACACGGGATGTGGCGTCAAGGCCACATGTAGGATGGCATCCTCCCAGTAGGTTCCATCGCCGTCTACAAAATCACCTATGCCCGCAGAAACCTCGCGTATGCGAGTATGATGCACTGGATCGATCAAATCGCCGTTGGTATCTACCTCCATACCCGGAGGGACAGTGCAGCGCGCGATTAATCGTCCCTGGTCGTCGGAATACAAGTCCACCACATACCCAGCATTAAACCTCGACCGAAGAAAGGCTTCTTCATGGGGGGCAGCATTCAGATAGTGCCCCCAAGGCACACAGATTTCATGACCGGCTTTCCGCATTTTGCGGAAAGTCGATATGAATCTTTGAATGCGTTCTGGGCCGAAATAAGCCACTCCCTGTTGTGTCTGTGGGGCACACTCAGAGGGCATGACTACAGCATCAAAGGTTTTCAGTCCCATGCCTACATATTTCCAGTATGATTTGGTCAAAGTTTTTTAGGGGTTAATAAATATGGCAATATGTTACTGGACGGGTGGCGGAATCAATAAAAGACAGGTCGTAACCCTCACCGTCGCCTCGGTGGGAACGGTATCTGCAACGATCAACGGCAACACGGTGTCGTACACCACGGGTTCGACGACTGCCGAGTGTGCGTCAGGTCTGGCAGCAGCGATCATGGCTGCAGACGCAGCCGAGTTCTCAGACGTGACCGCTACGGTGTCAAGCAATGTCGTCACCCTCACGGCCAAAACACCGGGGACCCCGTTCACTGTGACCAGCTCTGGAGTTATACAATCAACTGTGCAGGACAACGTATCCCGCAACGATTGGGACAATACAGCGAACTGGCACGGGGGAACTGCACCCAACAACGGTGACACGGTAATTATCGATAATTCCTCTGAATCGATCCTCTGGAACATCAATAAATCGTCCCTCACTTTGGTTGCTATCACGATCCGTAAAGGGTTTACAGGGTTTATCGGGTTGACCAAACAAAATCCCGCGGGGTATCCCGAATATCGTACCCAATACCTTACCCTCGCATCCTGCCCTACGGTGAACATCGAGACCAATTCCGGAGACCCCGAAGGCCGGATACGGCTTTCTATCGGTGGATCGTCGGCCACAACCTGCACCCTCGCAGGTCAATCGGGAGACAGTCCCGCAGCCGGATGTATCGACCTTGTGTTGCCCACTTCGGGCACACACGTTATCAAGGCGTCCAACGTCGGAGTAACGGTAGGCCGAGATGGTCAGACCGCAACAACGGTAGGCACACTCATGGCAGTTGATTCCAATATCCAAACGGGAACAGCCACAAGCGTAACTAATGCGACACTAGAAAGCACGGTGGCCGACTTTCGTAGTTCGCCGAGCACGTCGCTTATCGCTACGGAAGGTTCCTCGGTGTTGGTTCGGTCTGGTGCGGCTGCTACGGTCAGGATGATCGCATCAACACTCGATTGGCAGGGGGGCAATATCTCGACCGGATTGATTTTGCAAAACGGAGCAAGTGCAATATTCTCAGAATCGCTAGGTTCTGGCACGGTGGCCGACATTGACATGATGCCTGGAACATCGGTGACTCACAAAAATAGGAACATCACTATTACCTCAATTGGACTGAATGGGTGTAAGCCATCTGAAGTAACGTTGAATTTACTGACGCATTCACGCTTAACACCGGCAAACTACTAGGCCCGAATCTTTATAAATGCACGTTTTTTCTTCTGGTCACGACACATTAATATCGCATTTTGACCTTTTTGGAACCCATGACGTTGCCTACCACGGGTCCAGACACTCCTCCAGTATTAGACGGAGCAAAAGCCAGATTCATAGCGTCCATACCATCTGGCGATGATCCTAGATGCACTCGCATCTCATCTTTCGCAGTCACGACTCGTTGCCCTTTTGCGTTGAAATAGTACTTCGCAGCGAACGCTTGTGCATGTAGACGATCTAAGGTTTCGGCTTTCAGTCTGGAAAGGTCTAGCTGATTGTTACGCGCCAATTCAGGGAGCAAAAACCACATTTCCGAACGTCGGTTTGGATAATCTTTTGTGAACGATGCCGTTTTAGCCACGACTCTAGTTACTGCATAACCATCAGCCAAAAGGTTGTCACAGATAGTGCCCCCAATGCCATCATCATCTATCTTGATATTGACGTCTTCTGGGGCACATGCTGACCCGGAACGTTCCTGTTGCCATCTGGCCCATTTTTGGGCTAGTTCTTTTATCCGTGCTTCGGTTGTAGCTCCATCTTGTCCGTTGTACTCTTCGTGATGCAAAGCACAGGGCCCACACCGCACATGAAAGGCCGTCCAATCCAAACCAAATCGTGCCACATCAACACCAATCTCGGGCCGATCATCGAGCGGTATCTCGAGTGGAGGCAAGTTCAACCTGAGTGCTGCATGCCAATCGCCATCCGACCAAATGGAATTGACCGATTGCGATGGGAATTGGGCAAAGAGACGGCATTCGGCAATTGGCCCAGGCCGCCAATACCTGGGTTTTTGATTAGTTTGTTGCTGGTATTCTAGCGCGTTCTGTGGCGGCCAACATATATCTGTTGCCTTCGGTTCTTCATCCTCTCTGACCAGATGACACCACTGTTTTAGCCGTCGCTCAAATCCCTCTATGCGTAATGCGTGTTGCACAGGTGGGGGTTCCCCACGTAAACCAGCTGCAATGTTTGGGTGTTGCAATGCATTCATACGCACAATATGCCAGCTTTGATTGCGGCCTGCCGAGGTATACTCTCGGTAGACCTGCTGTGTAATATCTGTCGGGTTAAAAAACACTATCCAGGCGTGATTAGGTGGGGAGAACATTGTCTCGGCGGCCTCAAAGAATTCTCCACGCAGTCCGGTCGCTTCATCAAATATGATCAACTGGTTTGGACCGTGATGCCCTTGGAATTCCGTCGCATTTCTCGCGGTGTATCCTTCCATGTAATCATCAGCTGCACGAGCAGCGCGTATGGCTTCAGGCCCAGCAAACTTAATTGGATGGCCTCGTGATAGTCTACGTATCTCCTTCCAAAGCAAGTTCTTGATTTGCTTTTTATTCGGGGCCGTAGTCAGAACTATGGACGGCCGATAACAGAGATGCCACCAGAGTGCTATGACGGCACCTAGAAAAGTTTTTCCTTGTTCATTGGCCGAGGGAACCAGCACGCGGTACGGCGGCTGAAGCAATAACTGGGCTGCTTCAGCCTGCAGCGGGGTGAGATAGACCCCCAGTGCTTCGTTTGCAAATCTTACGGGGTCCTTCAGATATTTGACGTAAGCATTATCGGCAGTGGCCGTACGAATCTCTTCGGACTTATACAGCACCCGTAAGGTATCCGCGAATGATTTGTGCCACGTCATGAGGTAATTTCGACAATAAGAACTCTAAGGGAGGCAATTCTCCTTTTATTATGCCCAGATGTTTACAGAGCATATCCAATGCTTTTGTTTTATCCCAGAGTTTTATATCACACTCTACTAACTCTTTATCCCCATCCAATTTTTTGATTTTGTGCCTTTTTGCTGCAATAGCCCGCATGCGCTCAGCAGGTATACCGTGTTTCATAACGAGATTACCCTGTGTGTCCACACGATAATCGTCGAGATTTGAAAACGCAATTATCGCCAACTCTCGTATGACACGAATTACAGTAACTTCAGTTTGTGATTCGAGGTATCTGCGACGCTCGCTTAAATATTGAGCGACCTTAGAATTACTTAGCAATTTTGACCCAGTGACAAAAGCGCTTTTGGGCGCATATCCAGCACGGATTGCCGCTTGGGTCGCATTCAGATCGATGAGATATTCGTCTGCAAATTTTTTTTGTTTAGCGGTCAATTGAGTTGCTGTATCGGCGACAACCTCCGGCGGGTTTATCGGGCGTGTTAGTTCGCGTTGCTTTCTCATCGTTCGGGACTGGATGCTGGTAGACCCGGCCATCCTTAAGCTCGAAATCAGTAGTGGTCACGCGCACGATTTGCATGTCCATAACCTCCATTTAACCATGAACTCTGAGCAACGTCAAGTAGACTTGGGCAAGTTTTCAGTCAACTGCTTGCGCCCTCAGTTGGCATTTTGCCGAAATCAGAAAATTTCAATGTCGGGCGTGGCTGTTGTTTCGATTCCTCAGCCTCTTTCCGACGTTGTGACGCCTCTGTTAGTGTCTTAATTCGGCGTAATTCTTCGCTCGCTTCTGTTGCGATATGTTGGATTAACTGATTGCCAAAATTGAATTTAGCCATCACCGATGGATGCGTCAGCTTTTCTAGGATTGCGATAATGGAGGCCTGCTGCAATTTATGCTCTGCGATCCACACCGACAGACAGGAGCATAACGAGAAGCTCGATTCAAACCCTTGCAGATGTTTGTACATACACCAGATTTTCAGCACGGTCGGGCGTACCGGTGCGGGGAGCATTCGCAGAGGTTTTTTGAGCAGCTCCGCCATCGTGTTTTGTCCGAGAGGAACAACCTCATCGGGTTGCCGTTTGGGAATTTCCCTCACAGCGTTTTTTGTAGCAACCATAATTTTCCTTGTGTTAGTTTGTAATGATTATAACTGTTATTCAAATGCCGATTCTATCTGATCGAGTATGTAAGCCTCTTCCTGTTCGCGTTTCGTCATATGCCTTTGCTGCCCCGTTTTGGCCCCGCCAGTCGCTTTAGGTGGGAAAAGGCCAGACCATCCGTTTTCGATACTGTTCGCTATGCTCTCGATAGCTCCAGACTCTCCGAATCGAGAGAGTTTTTGGAGTTGCCCCCGCATCGTCGAGGGGGTGAGTGTGATCCGTCTCTCTCTGCGATAGTCGATCCACGCTTTCCACGCTACGCGAAATTGCTCCGATTGGAAGGGTAACGGCAAGTCTTCGGGTTTTTCCCTCACGGGTCTTGGTTCGGGTTTGGGCGTTGGCTTCGGTGTCGGTGCAGGCGTGGTGGTAGGATCGGGTTCGATCACAAATCCCCCTTTGGGGGTAGGGGGTGTATTAATATATTCTCTCTTCTCTTCTCTTCTCTTCTCTAGGTGCGCTTTTTGTCCGCTTTCACTGCGGACACTTTGCGGACGTTTGTCCGCACGCGCGGACATTTTGCGGACAGAATCGGACGCCCTACGCTTCGCCGTCTGCCCGTTATGCTTCTCAAAGTCCACTGCTATAAGACCTTGCGGAGTTGCTTGTATCCAACCGACAGAAATCATACTTTCGGTAATTCCAGGAAGCCCTACCATTTCATCCAAAATCGTAGGCGTGTAGTGGGGGAGGTGCCCGTCGAGGGTTTGCTCGTCGAATAGACACCAGACCGCAAAGAGCCCGCCGATTGTTCGCAACCTGTCCGCACCCAATGCGGACATAATGCGGACAGTTCGCGGATCTGTGAGCAGGCACTTTCGCATTTTGATCCAATCGTTAGCCATGATTTCATCCGGTTAGATTTCTAGGGTTACAGCAATTTTGCGTTGTCTGACGATCACTTTGCACGCTCTGGGTTGCTCCTGAAAATCCGATTGTGCAAGATGGTAGCGTTATCCGTCGATCTCCAGAGTGATCTTGTACCAGTGCCACTCTCCGAGATATTCGCCATCGGGCAACGAGGTTGGTATGGGGGCGGTAGCTTCCACGAGGTTCTAGGTTGCTCTGGTCACAGGGAAACCTCCGTTTTGGTGTCTCGCCAAATCAACACCCCATCGGCTCGCAACTCGACCGATAAGCCAACCACCCACACGACCCAATCCGTCCAGTGCCCGCCGAAGAGCTTCGCTGCCATGTACTGAGCTTCTTGCATTGACCAAAAATAATCAGGCAAATCAAAGGTTCCGCTCTTGGGCTTCCCTTGTACTCGGCGTTTCACATTATCCGCGAAAAATTGCATTAAATGCCCCCGCGTTTATTGTGATATTTCCGCTCTAACATTCGTTCCTCTGTACGGTCGAGAATGTCGAGCAAACACAAAAACGGATAGAACGCAACAAACATCAACCCCAAAACAATCGCAATCGGAATCAATGGAGCTTGGAGGATCAAGCGTGCAATTTTGATAAGCGTTCTCATTTGTCCCCCTCTGGCTTGTGGGTGGTTCGGGGTTAGATAAAGGTTTGTTTATGCGTTGTTAGATACAGGGGTTATCCCTTGATTGCCGACGTATCGGTCTGGCTGTTGAACAATTCCCCTTTCGGAGGTTCGGGCTGTTTCGCCTCGGATTGCTTCGCTGCGATTCGATTTTTCACCGAGTCTGTGCGTGATTTGGCAGCGGGGAAATACTCGGCAAATTTTTCTTTGTCCGACTTCAATTCTTCGTACACTGATCGGATTGTTAGCAGGTCATCGTAAGTGAGTTCCGACACGGTTTGTTTGTCAACCAATTCGAGAATCTGAGCCGGTTGTAATCCCCACTGATCCGCCCCGTATTTGACCGCTCGCCCCCATTGTTCCGAGAGCGAAGGTCCATCTTTCTCGATTGTGGCTTTGCATTTCTCCACGATCTCATCAATGAAAACACGCGGGACAACACGGAAAATAGCGTTGCGAAGAGCTTTCGACTGACCCGCATTCGCTGCCATCGTAATCATATCGTCGTTGTAACGTTGCCCCTGTTTGTTTGTGATCCGCACGCGCACCTCAGACGAGAAAGAGGTATTCGATTCGAGGTCGTGAGCGAACCCTTGCACGACAATCGATGTTGCACCTTCCTCAACGACCCTCGCCCCGAAACGAACATTACCCCATGCGTTCGCCACGATCTCAGCGAGATGCACTGACGGCCCTTCGATTGTCTGCCCACCACGAGGAAGACGATAGACACATTTTTGGGCAACGCTCGGCGAGAATGTCGCCTGTGCAAGGCATTTGTCAAACGACTTTTTGACGTTGCGGGGAAACGCTTTTGCCGTTGCGATTTGGCTATCAATCTCCGCTCGTGCGGTTGCCAGTGCCAACGATGCTGGGTCGATTTCTGTGGTTATTTCTGCTAATTCTGTCATGTTAATTATCCTTGTTTTGTGACACGTCGAATCGGTAGTATTGACTCGGCTCTACCGTATAGCCTTTGCGTTGTACTAATTCTCGTTTGATCGTATACCCGCCAGTGTAGCAGGTTTCAGCATCGCCGATTGCATGCAAGATTTTCGCTTTCGCTTCCTCAGCTTCTTTGTCGGCCTTTCGTGCGATCTCTTTACAAGCGGCGTATACCCCTGCGAGTTCTGCAATCGAGTGATCGACCGTGATAGTCTTGTCCGGTGTTGGTCGATAGAGAGCTTCGAGAATCGCTATCGTTTGGTGATGCCTCCAATCTGGTTCGGGCGGTGCGTTCTCTTGCACCCGTTTCCACATCTCGAAGCATTGATCGTGTATCATTCCGGCGAGCGTCTCATTGTAATTCACTGTGTAAATCAACAACTCTTCCCCACCGACCAACACGACAACCTCAGCCCGTTTGTGCCCCGTCACGTCCATCTGGTGCATCACCTGCAACAAGTAACTCGGCGGTATCTGATCGGTTCCGGGTTCGCCCCAACCCTCCTCCCCTTGCCGAAGATGCCGAGCTGTTTTGATCTCCACGATTCCCGACCCGTCCGCACGGAACCTATCGACCGTTGCTAGTTTCCATTCGTGCGACGGGTGAACAAACGTTTTACCGTTTGGATCGAGTAGCCCGTTCCCCGTATCCTCCTCGTACATCTGAGCTGCGACCGGTTCGAGCAATCGGCCCCGTCTCATTGACGGGGTATCAGGTTGCGACCATACCCCACGTTTGTCAGCCCATACATGTAGAGGGGTCTTGAACGGGTCGATTCCGCAACAGGCAGCCACGTCTGAGGAACCAATCCCACGTCTGCGACGTTCGAGCCATTCGCTACGGCTCGGAGTGATTGACTCTACCAAGGCGTTTTCCCCTTAACGAGCGTGAGAGAATCGGCGAATTGCCTCGCACACTTCTTTAGTAGTCAGCATGCGGGTAGTCAGCATAGGCGTTAATTCAGTTTTCCGTTTCTTCGTCATGACCTCTCCTGACAGCAACGAATTTTGGCAATCAGCCTTCCTTTATTGGTCTGAATGAGAATGGCATGATCACCTTTAGGCAGACCGGTGAGCCTCTTGGCCCAAGACAGTGACCAGACTAGAGCCAATCGGAACGCTTGTTTCCGGCTTTTAACTCGGCTCTCCAAAATGCGGTACACTGGGCCTCCGGCAGTAGGGCAGAAGAGTAGCACCGTATATGTCTTGGGACCGATGTTTTTTGCACTTGTGAGCCACATTCTCCTCTCGTTCATTTCACCCTCCTATGATTGGTCATCATTTGTTCACCCGTCAGTTTGCACATTATGCTACAATTTGTAGTATCGTCAATATATTCTGCTACGAAAGATAAAAAATTGTAATTATTCACATGGAAATACAAAGCAAAAGAACTGTAGAATGATTAAGTAATGCTGGATATAACAAAGGGGTTACTTCAAATGGCTGCATTAAGAATTTCAGTGAGCAAAAAAAAAGAGAAGAAAGAACAAATAAACCTTTGGTGGGATGCAGAATCTCACAAAAAGTTAGTAGCTCTGGCGGAAAAGCATGGCTTATCTTTGGCCGCTTATGCACGTATGGTGTTGTTAAAACACATACACAAGGTGGGAAAAGAGCGAAATAGTTGACATGACACTAGCGCGACACGGCCATAAAAGCCGTGTCGCGCTAACTGTGACCATGCCAAGCCGTGCCCAGCCACGCCGCGCCTCGCCCAGCCTTGCCCCGCCTCGCCTCGCCAGGCCACGCCGCGCCTCGCCGCGCCTCGCTTGTCTCTCGTGTATCGCTAGGGTGGCTACTTAGGCCGCTCATATGTCGGCAGGGATTCCCCCGCCGACCAGCGGCACGAACCACGCCATGCCATGCCATGCCATGCCTAGCCGCGCCTCGCCCAGCCTTGCCCCGCCAGGCCGCGCCTCGCCGAGCCCGGCCTTGCCCCGCCAGGCCGCGCCTCGCCGCGCCTCGCTTGTCTCTCGTGTATCGCTAGGGTGGCTACTTAGGCCGCTCATATGTCGGCAGGGATTCCCACGCCGACCAGCGGACACAAATGAGCCTCGCCATACCACGCCGCGCCTAGCCTTGCCTCGCCCGACCTCGCCTCGCCTCGCCGAGCCATGCCATGCCTTGCCTAGCCTCGCCGCGCCCCCCCGCGCCTGACCCAGACTGACCACGCCAAACCACGCCACGCCTAGCCTTACCACACCCAGCCCAGCCAAGCCAAGCCTTGCCTCGCTTAGCTCTCGTGTATCGCTAGGCGGTTTGGGACCGCTCATATGCGGCAGGGAGCCCCCGCCGATCAGCGGACACGAATGAGGCTTGTCGACTTGCGACGGAGGCCTCGCCATACCACGCCGCGCCTAGCCTCGCCTCGCCAGGCCACGCCTCGCCAAGCCCCGCCGTACCACGCCTGGCCAAGCCTTGTTTAGTCCTCAAGTATTCCGAAGCTGACCACCTGGAATCGCCCATATGTCGGTCTAAAATCCCCCACGCCGATCAGCCGGCCGGCGTCGGTCAACAGCCCCAGGAGCATCTCCTGTGAGACGTACTCGGGCAAATTGACCATGAAAATGAACTCTGCCTGCCAGCCGGCTCGCAATGCCGGCCGCACCCGGGTCACGCCGTTGCGCTGCACCTGCACCCGGCAGCGGTGCTCATAATCCCATTCTGTGACCCCCAGGCTGGCTAGCGGCGTCAGGCTGACCACCGCCGCTTTGACGAGATCCTGGGCCGATTTTCTCGGGGACCGCGGGTCTTGCCGGAATTTGGCGGCCGCGATCACCGCCTGCCGCAAGTACTCTCCGGGCAGACAAATCTCCCCCTGATCGTTGCGGTAGACATACGATTCGATATTGTCTGTTTTCTTCGCCGCCGACCCCTTGGCGGCCTTGGATTTGGCCTCGACCGCCTCGCAGTTCCACCGATGGAATAGCAGGTCTGCTTCCCCTCGGATGGTCAGGCTGACGCGGTAGGGGATCGACCGCTCAATCTCGGCCGCCCCGCCGTTGGTCGTGTCGGGGCCGATGTTCTTGGCCGTTTTTGTGCTCATTATATCTCCTTATTTGGCCGCCTTGTTGTCTGAGTTATTCTCGCCAGTATTGCTGGCCTCGTCGCTCTGGTCACAGACCAGAGCAGCCACGGTGACCCCCAGAGCGGCAGCTATCTGGGGCAACCGGTGTGCTCGTGGGGCTAGCCCACGCTCCCATCCGGCCACTACCGACTGGTGAGTGTTCAGAATTGCTGCTAGTTGCTTCTGTGTCAGCCCGGCGGCCAGTCTGGCCGCACGGATTCTTTCTGATATGTGTTGTGATTTCATTGCTCGCCATCCTTCTCCATGATGGCGGTGATGATGTGTCGCCGCCCTAAGACGC